CCTACGTCACCGGCGGCTACGGCTCGTTCGACCAGTACGAGGGGCTTATTCGTCTCATTACCTGCTATCGCAAGGAGATCGATGAAGACGGCGTTCCGATCTGTACCACTACCATTTTCAGCGAGACGGTCGAGGGCTTCGCGAAGTACTCAACCGAGATGTACGGAGACGGCTATCCCTTCGTCGCGATCACTCGAGAACATTTGTCCCGCAGGCTGTTCGACAGTCGGGGCTATCCTGAATTACTTCGCTCTTATCAGTTGGCCGTAAAGACCGAGATGGATGCGCGGCGCGACAGGGCCAGCATGTCAACCGTTCCGCCTATGGAAGTGCTTGCCGGCAGAAAGCCCGAGCAGATCGGACCCGGCTCAGTTATACCTGTCCGCCGGCGTGGCGAAGTAGGATTTATGGAAATCCCTCGCTACTCGCCCGCATCGACCGAGGTGGAAATGCAGCTTCGCCAGTTGGCCGACAAAGTCACTGGGCGGGCGACAAGCGAGCTGGATGCCGTCGAGGCTAACGTGATGAGACAAGCATTGGTCAACAACTGGCTTCATGGTTGGACTCAAGTGCTTCGCCAATTCTGGGCAATGGAAAGGCAATATGGTAATCCCGAGCAGTGGTTCAGAGTTACCGGCTCGGAACAGGGCGTTCAGCTATTGATGGACGAGGCCGCCGACGACTACGACTTTCGACTCTCATGGAATGCAAACAACGCCGACGAAGCGGCAGTCGTCAAAAAGCTTGAGACTGTCGGGACGGTACTTTCGCAGTTCGACAGAAGCGGGCAGGCTCGCTACGACGTTTTCCTCCAGACTTTCCTTGAGGCAATCGATCCGGGGCTTGCCTCGAAATTGATAGCTCCGGCTCAAGAGGCCACGAACAAGGAGATCATGGAGACTTCCGAGGACATCGCAAAAATCTTCAGCGGTCAGGTAGTCAACGCCCCGGAGAACGCCAACGTTCAGCTAAGAATGCAGATGCTTCAGCAGTACCTCCAAGGGACGGAAGAAATCCCTGCATCGGACGTTCAAGAGCGAATGCAATCAGATGAACAGTTTGCGGCCAGACTTCAGAACTACAGTTCCCAACTTTCCTTTCAGGAGCAGCAACAACGCAATGCCTTGACGGGCCAGCTAGGAGCGCCGCCCGGCAACGTTCCGGCCTCCAGCATGGGCGGCTGATGGGCCACGTCCAGAAGGAGCTATACTGGCTAGTAATTTTCATAATGTTTTTCATAGAGCGTGAAGCTTTTACGGACATGCTCTTTCTAATCCTCGGCCAAATAGCCAAAATATTTTTTACATGACTCTGACAGAAGCTTTAAAAAACATGCGCGCGCGCGAGGACTTCGGAGTCATCGTCGGCTACATCCTCACCGAGCTGGAAACGGCGATGATGGATTTCCAGAGTCCGGACCAGCTCGACAACCCTCAGAAATTGGCTCGCTTGGCCGGAGAGATCGCGGCCCTCGACCGGCTGATTCGAGTCTTCAGTCATGTCGAGGAGGACTAATCTCACGCCGCACGAGCAGTTCGCGAACGAAGTGCGGGCATTGCTGCACCGCTATCTGGAAGAGTCGGACCTCGATGATTATACCTTAGCCGAAATTATGAAACACGCCCTCGGCCAATGGATGAATGAAGACGTGGTCGATTTTTCGAGCGACATCGACTTAGAGGATGACGGCTGACTACCGGGAATCGGCGAAGAGTCAGGGCAGTTACTACGAGAGCCTCTTTACGACTGAATGCCTAAAGCGAGGCATTTTTGTTTCCCAGCCTGAAGGCGACTATTTGCCCTACGATTCGATCACCGACACTCGACTCGGCCTAAAGCGAGTGCAAGTGAAGGGGACTTCTTACCGAGCTGGGTCAGGATATAAAGTGGTGATTTCTAGCTATTCTCCTAATGCTTTTGATTTTATGGCTCTGTACGTTGATGTTCCGGATTTCCGGACATGGTACGTTTTTCCGAAAAAGATTTCAGGTTCGGCAACGACGATAAAACTGTTCCCGCACAACCCGACGAGCAAAGGCAAGTACGAGCCGTACAAGGCCGCCTTCCACCTGCTCTAAGTTTCCTGAGAAAGTAGCCGGCCAAGGTGCTAATATAGGAGTTGGCGGGCTTCGGTCCGCAGGTAAGACGGCGAACTTCTTAAAACGCAGATATGGATCAGGAAACAATTACCGAGGCTCCGGGTATAGATTCGGGAGCAGAAGATAACGCAGGCAATCCGACCACGGTCGAGGAATTGGCGAACTCATTCATTGAGCGAGTCGAAGAATCGCCCGAACCGGAGACGACCGATTCCGAGGCCGGTGAAACGGCAGAAGCGGAAGAGGGAGACGCCGAAGCAGAAGACGTTCTTTTACAGTCTAGTCAGTCCGAGGAAGCAGAGGAGGAGGAAACGGAAGCCGAAGAAGAGGCCGAAGAAGAATCCACCGAAGGACCGCCCAAAGGGGTAGGGAAGCTTTTAAAGCAGGTCGGTAAACTTACCGCCCGAGCCAAGAGCGCCGAGGAAAGGGTCGAGGCCATGCAGGCCAAGATCGCAGCACTCGAATCCCAACCGCAAAAGGCTGAACCGCAAGGTTCGCCGGTTCTGGAGGAAGTCGCAAACTTCGACGATCTGGAAAAGGTCCGACAAGAGGCGATAGCCGCCAAGAAATGGGCAGTTCAACATCTGGGAAAGGACTTCGTCGAAGACGGGGAAAAGGAATATAGCGGGGATGAAGTCCGCGAGATATTCGCAGCCGCCGACGAGTACCTGACCGAGAAGATTCCGCAGAGGGCAGGATTTCTCAAAGCCAAGGCCGAGAGCGATGCAAGATCGAGAGAGGTATTCGATTTCTGGGACAACCCGGAGGACGAAGCGAACCAGCTTTACCAGCAGGTTCTAGCCGACCCGAGATACGCCGCTTTAAACGCTTTGCCGAACCGAGATTTTGTAATGGGTTTAATCGTTGAGGGATTCCGATCCGTTAACGCGAAAGCCGAGTCGAAGGGAAAAAAGCCGGCCAAAAAGAAGCCGGCAAAAACTCCACCGGCAACGCTCGAAGAATCAGTGGCTCCGCCGCCAACGCCGAAGACAGACAGACAGGATAAGAAAATCAAAGCCGCTATCGCACAGGGGAATATCAGCCCCGAAAAGTTCGCCGAATTACTAACTTAATATCTTTTAAAAAATTCTAGGAGGAAAATAAAAAATGGCAGTAGCAACAAGTTTCAACGTAACAAGCACACAAGGCGCGAGACAGGATTTAGCTAATATCTTGCGCTATGTTTCGCCCTCAACTACTCCAATGTATTCTACATTGAAGCAATCCGCAGCTCCCAAGGCCGTCCTTACGGAATGGCTTGGTGATGTTCTCGCCAGCCCTGACGCAAATGGCGTCATCGACGGCGTCGACTTGATTTTCAACACGGGGTTCGAGGACCAGATCAATTCCCGAGTTCTCCTCGGGAATCGTGTCCAGACGGTTCGCCGAGCCTACGCTGTTTCGCGCCAAGCTCAGATGATCGACGTAGCCCCCGGAGAGAGCCTTATGGCCGCCTCCAAGGCAAAGTCGCTTACCGAGCTAAAAACTGATATCGAAACGGTTATCGGTTCTGGAGCTTCTCAAGTAGCTGGGTCCGGCTCAGTAGCCGCTAAGTCGCAAGGCTTGGGCATCTGGTCCGATCCTTCTGCCGCAGTTGCCGACGTCCCTGCGAGCGTAAGGTCCGTTTCCGGTTCACGCTTTAACTACAGTACACCGGGAGCAATGACCGAAGCGAATTTCCGCTCGGTATTGCAAGCCGTTTACGAAGCATCCGGATCGAAGACAGACTATCGTTTGTTCGCCGGCCCGGCCATCGTTAACGCGATCTCGGACATGTCCAGAGCCAACGCTAATTCTGCGGCCTTCAATCAAGAAGTAGGCGGAGGTCGATTGACTCTCAGCATTACCGAATACCAGTCTGACTACGGAACGGTTAAGGTAATACCTGACCTCTTCTTAGGGCGCGAGGTAGGTTCTGCCATCACTTCGTCTTCGACCTTGAACCCTGCCGTCATTACGACTACTGCGGCTCACGGGCTTACGACCGGCGACACTGTCACTATCAGCGGAGTTACTGGGAACGATGCAATCAACGGGACGTTTGCCATAACAGTAACGGCTGCGACGACATTTACCATAACTGGCCAAACCGGGGCTGCCGGAGCTGGAACAGGCGGACTCTGGACCAGAGGCTACAACACTGACGATGGCGTCCTCAACTCGAATCGAGCCTACTTGATTCCGGGCGACGACACGGTCAGCTTGAAGTTCCTCGAAGGCATCATCACTCAGAATTTGCCTGATTTGGCAGCCGGTCCGAGAGCATTCGTAGAAGCCATGATTTCGCTATGCGTCACGAATCCACGTGCGCTTGGCTCAATTATCTAGTTCATCATAGTTTAGGGATGGGTTTACGGGGGCCGGCTTTGGGGAAGGCCGGCCCCCTTTTCTTTTAACAAACAAACAAAGGGGGAATAAAATGCCGCACGGAAAAGGAACTTACGGTTCAAAGAGGGGCCGACCGCCCGCGAAAAAAACACCTCTAAAAAAAGCTCCGGTGAGAGTTATGAGGAAAAAATCGAAGTCTAAATGAGCGTTAACATCATAGTAAAAAAAGGTTCTAGCGGAAGGGTCAGCGATGGGGAAGTTGCCGAGTCACTGGCCAAGCGAGTTGATCGCGAGCAGGCTGCCGAAAAGGCGGGCTACAAAGACCGCATGAGACGCATTCGAGCCAACGCCGACAAGAACCTGAAGTCCGGTGGAGGGCTACGGCCAACCGCCGTCTACGACATGCCCACTTTAATTCGCCATGAGCAGCAGAATCCGGGGTGTACCTCGGACCCAACCTACATGCGTGAATTTCGCCGGGACAATCCCGAATGCAAGCTTGATTGATGCGAGTCGTAAGCTACGGGGCTTTCAAGAACAGGTTCACTTCGGCCATCGGAGTTGACACGCTCCTGACTGCCGAAGAAACGGCCCTCAAGCGAAGCCTGACCGACAGAGTTCGGGGGGCATGGATACGGTCCAAATGGCCCGAGCTGATAAACGTCGTAACGAAGACCGTTGCGGCAGTATCCTCCGCCACTTTAAAGGCCGACAGGGCCGTCCAGATCGACAACGCCTCCGACCTCTTCGACGTATACGCCGTCTGGGACAAAGTCCCTTGGGAGGACAGGACGGCGAGGCAAATAAGTTATAGCCTGCTGGGCGGATATTTAGTCCTACCGGCGGACACTTCGGAAACGACCGTCTACGTAGTCGGATCGCAAGTGCCAAGTGACGACTATGGAGGAACTGAAACGAACCTCCCGCAATTCCTCGAACGTCATCTACTCGCCGCCTGCATCGCTGACTATTACGTGGCGGACGGGCAAAACGACAAGGCCCAGCTCGAAAACGCAACTGCGGAAGAATATTTGATGCAGGAAATCGACAGGGTCGAACGGCTCCAGCAACAGAATCGAATCGTCATCAATTCCTATCCGGCCGTATGGCCAACAGTTTTAATCTCACAAACAACGGTTTAATTATGGGACAAGTAAACGTAGTAAATCTTAGCGGAGCCGGCGGCTCCAAGTACATAACGGCGGCAGGACCGCATACCGGCGATTTCTATGCCATTCAGTTCGTAGCGGATAGCGTAATAACTGCCATGACCGGCAACATGGAAGGCTCCGCCGATCTTGTTACGGACGCCGTTACGTTCTCTAAAGGGGATGTAATTTATGGCTCGTATTCTAGTCTGACGTTCTCGGCGGATTCGCAAGCAATTCTATACAAACGGTAATGCCTATCTCTGGGATATCGCAGGGACTCGGCATCGGCGGGGGAGCCACGGCCACGATCAGCGGCTCGCCGGGAGGCGGCGGGGCAAGCGGCTTCAACATAGACATCCACGCAACGGAGGCAGTTATTCTCGCTCGGACGGGGGATGCTACCGGCGTGATCGGCCTCGCCACTGACACCTTCAACATCCTCGTAAAATCCGCCACGGGTTGGCAAATCTACGAAAACTCTTAAAATATTATGCCAAGCACACTATTAACATGCGCGAATACCGGAGCAAGACCCGCATCACCGGCGTTGGGCGACACTCTGTATCAAGAAGATACGAACCAAATTATCGTCTGTTCCAACGCCACGGGGCCGGTCTGGAAAACTTACGAGGCTAACGGCGAACTGGCGTATCCTTCGGGAATTTACACCGCCGGTACGCCCTACGTCATCACTACCCAGCCGGATATGCACTACGATGGAAGCCGAATTAACGGCGCTGATGCTTCAGGCAACCCGGCTATCGGCGGGGCTATTAGTAGCTGGGAGGACAGATCTGGAAATGGCCGGGATGCCGATCAGGCGGTAGGTGCAGACCAAGGCTCTTTCGTGAGGATGGGAGGAAACAACGGCATCCGTATGCCTGCGTCCACCTCGCTGGGATTTTACGACACCAACCACGCATTCGCATCGGGGTCGGATGGTATGACCATTATTGCCGCCATAACGCCCGCAAACTCCCACTACTTCGCTGGCGTTGTCGCCGCGACAAAGACGGGCAATACTGCACCTGCTATTTTCGCCGATGCAGGGATCAACCTCAGCACTTCCGCTCAAGCCAAGATCGCGGACTTGATTCACGGCTATCGCGACTCCAGCTACGCCACGCTATCTAGGCAAGGGCCGCGAATTATCACAGTATTAGACGGCGATGGCGACCAGAAACTTTTTGAAGGGACGCAGGTGGGCTTCGCGGGAACCGTTGCGCGGACTCAAGCAGACATTGATGATGCCCTCGCGGGCGATTGGTTTTTAGGAGAGGGATACCAACATTTCGGAGCAACCGCTGCCAACGGTGGTGGTGGCATATATTACGAGGTTCTAATCTTTCGCGGACTCTTAGGGTACACGGTGGACGGTAGCGGCGACCTTAACGGAGGAGAGATGAACACCGTGGTAAACTACTTGGCTAATAAATACGGAATACCAGCAAACCACCCTTACGAACCATAAAATGAAAGCAAAAATATTCAGCACTTCCACCAAAGCCGCCAAGTCCATCTCGGACGTGGAGACGTCGCTAGGCATCCCCCAACCCGGTACTGACAAGTATGCCGTCGTGAAGGAAATCGTTAATCTGGAAAGCTCATACGTCGGCAAGTTCACATTCCCTATTTTGACTGACGGGACATGGAAGTGCGATCAACTGTTCAACCCATCCGATCTGGTGGATTGGGACGATGACTGGTTCACATCCGGCAAACCTCCCAAATGAGGATTAGCCTCCTAGCTATGCTCACCATGCTCACAGGATGTTCTCGAACTGGCTTTTACGCCCCACTCGGCGCGACTGTCGGCGGGGCCGTGGGAGCGGTTGGCGGTCCAGTAGCCTCGGGAGGCGGCGCGCTGATCGGCTGGTCTGTAGGCAAAGGGGCTGCTCTCGTAGAAACGAACAAAAATTTAGTCAGTACCGTGGATGCTCTAAGCCGTGGCGACGTTTCAGCGATTGTCTCGGCCCAAATGAAGGGCCAGCAGAGTACCATCGAAAAGGCAACGGACACGATCTGGACGTCCCTGAAAGTGGCCGCATTCGTAGTCCTCGGATTTTTGACAATACCTCTTTTCATTACCCGGTCGAACTCGAAGAAAATAAAGAAAATTTGCGACAAACATGATAAAGTTACTTGAAATTTTTAATGGCCTCTCCAAGCGAGGCAAAATACTAACCGGCTTTGCTCTAGTGATAGTTGCCATAGCCATCATCGAACTATTTAGCGGATGCTCGAACGTCGAGGCAGTCAAAACGTGGAGCTGTTAGCGGACCGCTCGATATGGGGCGGCATCGGCGGCCTCATTACTGCCACGGGCCTCGCCCAGTGGAGTCATCTGGCGAGCCTTGTGGCCGCCTGCTGCACGATAGTTTTCATGTGTATTCGAATTTTTCAAGTGCTAAAAAATAAGTGAGTCGATACAGGTCATATGGAAAACTGGACGACCAGCCTGTCGTAGACGGGGATCGGGCCTTCCTGGGCTTCGGTTCGTTTCGCGATGCCGGCAGTATTCCCGAAAACTATTTGGCCGAGTCCCAAAACCTCCGCCTAGAGACAAATTCGGCTATAGTCCGGAAGGGGCTTAAAAGGCTAACTTCAGATGCCACGGTTCTCGGGGCTACAGTCCTCGCCTCGACCTTCTACCGCGATCCCGCGAGTAGTACGGAGTACGTGGTTCTGGCCTGCTCCGACCGAGCCTATTTTGTTAACCCGGCAGACGGCTCGAAGAAAACCATTTTATATGCAGGCGGCGAAACGGCTGCGGCGGGCTGTATGCTCATGCAGGCGTTCCACTACTTATTTCTCTGGCGAACCGATTCGCCGGCATTGCCTTTTACTCTGCCAACGACCCTCGGCAAATATCCGTTGATCTTCGACGGCGACGACTTGGCCGGGCTAACAGTAACGGGAGCCACGAATGTCTCGCCCATAGTAGTTACTACCGCCGCCCATAATTTCGCAACGGGCGACAAAGTAAACGTCAGCGGCGTGGCTGGAAACGAGGCCACGAACGGGGATTGGCAAATCATCGTCACTTCGCCCACGCAGTTCAGCCTTACCGGCTCCACCGGGGACGGAGCGTTCTCGGGCAGTGCCGGAATCGTCAGCGAGTCGAAGTTCGAGCGCCCAATGACTTCCCAAATTACCGCCGCAACGAACGCCACCCCGATAGTCGTAACGACTGCCGGCACTCACGGGTATACGACCGGCGATTCGGTAAAAGTGGTCGAAGTTCTGGGCAACACGAACGCCAACGGCACTCGGGTAATTACCGTCCTATCCTCCACCACTTTCAGCTTGGACGGCTCTACTGGAAATTCCGCCTACACCGGCGGGGGATACGTTTCCAGCGAGAACTCGACAATACCGCCGAGCAGTTATGCCATTTATGCCTCGAATCGGCTTTGCGTTTTGACCGGGCGGGATACGGTCCGGTTTAGCATGTTAGGCGATCCGAATCTATTCCGCTACGAGGACCAAAATACTTTCAACGCCGGAGACTCCGACGTAATTACCAGCCTGTCCCCCATCGAGGGCGATGCCCTGCTAGTGGGGAAGCGGCGGAGTCTACTGGTAATGACTAGCATCTCGGACTTGTACGGGCCGAATGAGATGACCTCTGAAATCTCCAACCAGTTCGGCATAGTAGCCCGCGAAACCGTTCGTCAGGTAGGCGGCCTAATATTTTTCCTGAACGACTCCGGAGTTTACTCGGTAAACGCCGCCGTAAGAGGCTCCAGCCGGGTAGGCACTCCAGTCGCATATTTGCAGATTACGGACGACCCGATTTCGGCTGACATCGAGGATGAGATCGAGGCAATCAACTTTACTACGGCCCGGACTACGGCCTGCGCCGTAGTGGCGTCGAACCGTTACTATTTGGCCGTCCCTAGCTCTGCTTCGGGCAACGACAAAATCCTGATATACAATATCGTTCTGAATAGCTGGGAGAGCGTCGACACGCTCCCTGCCGGCGTCTACGTCGACAATTTAATCCGCATCATTTATAATAATCAGCTCCGAGTCGCGGCAATCTGTTCGTCGGGTAAAATTCTTCTGCTGGAGGAAGAGACGGACGGGAACGATCAGTACGGGAACGGGACTGAGCCGTCAGAAGTTGCGGTGGACGCCAAAGCCGTTACTAGGCTTTACCGGGGAGGCGACGTGTCGAGCGTGAAGCGCTGGAAAATCGCTACAATCGGAAGTACGACCAAGACCGCCGCCAGCACTAAATTTCGGATATTAGCAAATACTCGCGAACCGGACTCGGCCTCGACCGAGCTGGGAGAGTTTACGACCACGGCAATCGAAGAGGACTTTCGCCGACTGGGCATCCGCCAGCGGGGCAACGGCATTCAGCTTACCGTCGATAACGGGGCAAGCGCCGCCGGTCGGTGGGAATTACGAGACATTTCAATAGAGGGCCACACCGGCTCCAGACAACGCAGGAGCTACGCATAACATGGCAGTTTTATTAAAGGGAACAACTTTTTCAAGCGGGCAGTCGGTCGACCATACCGACATGAATAATATCATCGACACGGCGACTTTGAATCCGAATCAGACGGACGGGATAATTGGAAGTCAGGCCGAGAAGACTGCCATCGCCAGCACGGACCGGATTCTGATCCAAGACATGGCCGAGACTAACTTGCTGAAGCGGGCCACAGTCGCCAATCTGATAGGAGGTTTGGGGATTATACAAACCTCGGATAACACGGCAGTCGGCTCGGAAGCTTTGGACAGCTTGACTTCCGGAGTAAATAATACGGCGGTTGGCCGGCAAGCTTTGACTGCGGCGACAACTTCGTCGAATAACGTGGCAGTTGGCCATCAAGCGGCCTATGCAACGTCAACAGCAGCCAACGACAATGTTTTTATCGGCTATCAGTCCGCCTACTCAAACGGGAACGGAGACGATTCCGTAGTCATCGGATCAGGTGCGGGGAAAGGAAGTGCCTTACTCGACAAATGCGTTGCCATAGGCAAAGGGGCTATGCAGGAGACGGGCGTTATAATGTCTCAGAACGTAGCAATTGGCTTTGAGGCTTTAAAGAATGCAGAGCATGGCGCTGGAGTGGAAGGTAATAATAATGTTGCGGTCGGGACTTCGGCTCTAGCTACTAACACCACAGGGTCTGCATCGACCGCTGTCGGCTGGGGGGCATTAACTAGCCAAACCACTCCCGGCGTTAACACGGGGCTTGGCTATTTGGCCGGGACGGCTCTGACGACCGCGACAGATAACACTTTAGTCGGCTTTCAAGCCGGAAATTCCAACCTAACCGGCGACGACAACACTTTTATCGGAGACAACGCCGGCTACTACGTAACCGCCGCCCAGAACACGGCATTAGGTTCGGGAGCCAATACGGCCAGTGGAGCGCCAGCAGCATATACGAATACGACTTGCCTCGGGTATGCAGTCAATCCTACCGCCGCGAATCAGGTTCGGCTCGGAAATGCGTCCGTTTCGAGTTTACATTGCCAAGTCGCTTTGACCGTCGATTCGGACGAGCGAGTCAAAAAGAACATCAAAGCCAGCAGCCTCGGCCTTTCCTTTTTAAATGCTCTGCGGGCCGTTAGCTTCAAAAAGCTAAATCCCTTCCAGTGGCCGGAAAAGCTGAAGGAAGCTCGTTTCCTTCGGGATGGCTCGGACAAACCGTCCGACTCGAAGCCAAAAGACGATCCGAACGTTTACACGGGATTCATCGCTCAAGAGGTGAAAAAAGTTTTGGACGACCAAGGCATAACCGAATGGGATGGCTGGAGCGAAGGCGAAAACGGGATGCAAAGCCTGACGATGACTGCTTTTATCCCTGCACTGATCAAATCCGTCCAAGAACTCTCGGCCAAAGTCGAAAAACTGGAAGCCAAGTAGATGTCAACCGCTCAAGATCATAGCCGAATCGCAGCCGAGCTGACCGACGTATTCGGTCCGGGCGCTGGAAGCTCCATTACCCGATTCAGCAACGGAGTCGGTACGACCAGCTACACCGGGGCCGCCGGGCCTCAAGGCTCCGGAGGTTCGCAGGGCAGCGCCGGCTCGCCGGGCCTTCAGGCCGTAAACGTGGCAGGGCAGCTATTTAATGCAAATAATCTGAAAAACAGTCTCAACGACATCAACCACGCACTGGCAAATGCGGAAACGCTTGAAGAAATAGACGCCGCTATTGCCAAAGCGGGAAAAGTCAGCAAAACGGATCAGCGAATAGGTACTCTCGGCGACATAGCCACGGGAGCGCAAACACTCGGCGCTGCTGGAAAAGTTTTAGGAGGAGAGCTGGGAACTGGCGGGAGCGCCGCACTTACCGGCTTAAAGACGGCAGTCCCCGGCGTAGGCATGGCTTCCGGAGTAGGAAGTTTATTAGGGAAGTACGACCTGATAAACCCACTTTTAAACAAAGGGGCGGAACTAGTAAACGAATTGCCCGGCATGGAATACGTCAACCAAGGCTTGGAGAGCCTCGGAACGGGCATCCGCAAAATCCCCGGAACAGGGACGGCTAGTATAATTGCTGAAAAAGCCTCCGGATTTCCGGATCAGATTATTAAAGCTCCGCTTACCATTTATGAAAGTTTAAAAAATTCAAAAGCGGATGAGGCTTCTGCCCGAGACAAAGCCCTAACTCAACTTTTTACGCAGGAAGGCTCGGACGGCAGGCTTTACATCTCCCCGCCAACGACCAACGAGGAAGTCATAGGCGTGGACCTTCCGGGGAACGTAAACACAGTCGGAGTCGGAAGCTATTCCGGTCGTTACAATTTCCCTGCGGACGAAGGGAAAACCCGGCAACAACTTTACGAGGAATTTCAAAATAGCGAGACTTACAAAGGGCTAATCAGCGAGAAGCGAGGGCTTCAGAGCCTCGCCACGCTGGCCAAAGAGGACGCCGCCGAGGCTAAAGAAATAGAAGTAGCTATCAGCGAACTGACCGACCCAGTCGTAAATATTAAATCGTTAGAAGACTACACCGACTTTGGAATCGGAACTCACTATCGAGATCAGTTCGGAATATGGAATGCTGAAACAGGCGAGAAGTACGAACCCTCGATTTTAGAACCTGCCCCCGGATACCCCATTGTAGAGCCAATTCCGTTTGAGGCTCCGGCCGCAGACCCGTACCAAGCCCCGAAAGCCCCTACGCCGGTCGAAATGACTCCGACCGTAAGGTCCGTCGAACCCGAGGACTTAGTGACTCCCAGAATAATGACTCCCCGGCGAATCCGCCCACAGAGGGAAAGTGAAACTGCCTCCGGCGGAGCATTCTCCAGCCCGGCATGGCAAGCCCTCGACGGGACTGCCTCGACGACCAGCTATTCCAAAGCTCAAGCCGCCGACCTTCTCGGCTTCAACGCCCCGCCCAGAACGGCTTCGCAGTACATGGACCTAGACGCCCAAACGAAGCCGAATCACAATTTAAGAGAACTTCTCACGGGCAGAAATGCCTCCAGCTACAGAGGATAGAATTATGTCGTCACAACCAGAACCAACCACCGGCCTTCCCGGCCTTTCCGGCACTGACCCGAACGCAGGAGGTTCGGCGAAACATGCCGCCGGACTTAGTGCGCTCGAGCGAAAGAGGGCGGAACTTGCGGCCAAACTGAAGGCGGATGAGGAGGCCGCAGCGGAAAGCGCCGCAACTGTAGATGCAGCAGCCAGCGAAATTAGCACTAATAACACGACTGTTGAGGGGTATAATACTAAAATTTCTGACCTAAAAGTATCCCAATTTGAAACAGATGCTAATGGGGATTACGTAAAGACTCCGGAGCAAAGAAAAGTCATTGGCGAACATATCAAAAGTTTGCAGGAAGAACGGGACGCGCTTGACGCGAAAAACATAAAAATAGCGGAAGATTTAAAAGCTAAAGCTGCCGCAGATGATTCTGGCTTCGACTGGGACAACGCTTTAGACAAAACCGGAAAAATAGGAAATTTGGCAATCGGCGGCGCTTTACTTTACGAGTGGTGGAATAAGGAAGACCCTCCGACCCCGCCATCAGCCGGCGAGACGGCGAGAGAGCTTTCGACAGTAACGGCGGGCCGCGAGTTTAACATAAACCGGGAGATCGGCAACTACGGGGCGGGCTTCGCTACGGACGCTCTACAGGACGCCGACCTAGCCGCCGAATGGCAAGCCGCAGGCAGTCCGGACTTCAACACATGGGTACAGTCCGTAATGGCGGACCCTACCAGCCCGACCGCCCGAAAGCTCGCCAACATGCTCGACCCTCTGAACGTGGAGGCAAAGGAGCGAGGCAGGCGAATCGACGAGGCGGCGAATTTTTACAATGAGTATGATGCATCGCAGTTCCAGTCGCCCGAAATGCGGGCGGCTCAGAGCTATGCCTCGGGCCTTACCTCCGATCCGCTTTCCATGCAGAATCGGCAATATATGGAGCGGGAGCTTGCGGGAGATTACTCGCAAGGATGGTACGACGATCTTCGCTCTGACCTGTTTTCGAGTATGCATCCGGGGGCAGTCAACACTTCGCTAGGAATGACCAAGGCGGCTCTCGGGGCGGAGGATGCCATTCGACGCCGGCGGGACGCCGCCTCCGAACGCATCGCCCGAGACGATGCCTTGCGGATGTCCTACGCTCCGAGTTACGCCAGCATCGCGGCATCCGGAAGCGCCGACCCTCTCAGCCTATCGAACGTCGGAAAGATGGGCATAGGCAACATCGAGCCGATGGACCCGACCGGGGCATTCTTCGGCAGTTTCCCGGCAATGGAGTACGACACGGCTCTGGCGGCCTATCAGAAACAACCAACAAATATTCAGTACGCAACTGCTCTTCAGCAGGCTATTCAAGACTCCGTAGCATAAGCATAATGCAAGCACCAATAAGATTCACGTCCGCAGTACCCGGAGCCATCGCCCAGCGACAGGGCGATCAGCAAGCTCTGCAACAGTTCTTCGACCGCAACAAGGTCGAGAAGGCTCGCATGGAGCAGATCAAAAGCCTGAAGCAGTTGGCCAAGGGCTACGGAGCCTCCGCCGCGCAGGTCGAGAGCAGTTCTTACGGCGAGCTTCAGGGCTTCGTCCAGCGGATGGAGCTGGAAAAGGCGGACAAGACGCGAGCGGAGCAGGCTAGGCTTCGCGAGCTACAGATGCAGCAGTCGAGGCAGGCTATGAGGTTTGCTGGTGAGAGAGCAGGATTCGCTCGCGAGGATAGAGACTTAAAAGAGACAGAAAGGCTGCGACAAACGGCTCGCGATCGTTTTCTGACTACCGGAAAAGACCCGGAGCTAACTCGACAAGATTTCATATCTTCGGCTCGTTTTCTTGGAGAAGCAAGCCAAGGGCCAGATGAAAATACAATGGGATTAGACCCATTCGATCCTGACGTTCGTCGAGGGAAAAAGAAGCTCCTACCGCCGTCATTTTACGACCCGAAAAGCTATGAACGAACTCCCGCTCCAATGGAGTTAGGTCCATCCGAAAGATTCCATCGAATCGCCAATGATCCGAACCTCGATCCGAGAAGCAAAATGGAAGCGATGAATCAGGCCAAGGCCGAGGCTATGGCGCAGCAAAAGTTTGCGTTAGAGCAGCAAAAATCCGGCATGAGCTTGACTCCGGGGGAACAAAGCCTCGACCAAGCCTTTGCTAAAAGCCTAAATGAATTTAACGAGCCGGACGTGCGAAAGGGCATGGGGCAGCTTCGCGGGGCAATAACTTCCTTAGAGAACTCAGACACGATTTCAGGTCCATTTATCAGCTTAATACCGAATGTAATTGGGGATCGAGTGCTTCCGGGAACTGCTCAAACCCGAGAAGCCATTGAAGAAGTCGTCCAGCGCAATCTTCGCCTCGTCCTTGGCGCTCAGTTTACGGAAAGGGAAGGGGAGCGTTTAATTAGCCGAGCGTACAATCCTCGGCTAGAGGAAGAGCAAAATATTGAACGAGTCCAAAGATTATTCAAATCCATCGAAGATGCGATGAATGCGAAACTAAGACAAAAAGCCTATTTCCAGAGGTATGGGACTTTGAAAGGCTATACTGGTTTAGAAGCGGAAGCGGCGTTTTGGGGGAGTCTGGGCGATTCTCCCAGCCCAGCGTCAGGCCAACCTTCAGCGGGAGGCGCGACTCCGGAAGACATCGATGCCCTGCGGCAACAGATTGAAAGCAAAACCGCTTTGGAAGTGGAGCGGGCTAATCAAGGCCGAAATTTTGAGTACGCCCAACCAGACGGCCTTTCCGGCCAGTAATTAAGGCAATGCCTACGCTGCAAGAGGAGTACGACGTTCTCGCCGGAGAGCTTCGGGGATTGAACGTCAGGCTGGATTTGCCGGAAGATGACGGCATCTCTCAAGCCCAGCCCATCGGCGCGGAGTACGATGCCCTCGCCGGAGAGCTTCGAGGATTGAACGCTAGGCTCGGCCTGCCGGAAAATGACGGCATCCCGCTGACTTCGTCCGCAAACTCGGAGTACGAGAATCTAGTTCAACAAAACAATGCTCTGGATCAAAGACTCTCCGCTCTCTTTCCGACCTTCGACGAATGGAACGCCGAGCAGGATGAACTGGACAAGCGGTCAAACTGGGAAGCGACGAAAACCTTTGGCAGCAATTTCATTACAGGGGCAGGGGCAATGTTGGACGAGGGCGGCAAAGCCCTCGATGAAATCACTTCGGGAAAGGCCGGCTGGGACTCCCTCGGGGGAATCTGGGAAGTGGGCAAGCGGGATTTTGTTCGATTCGCCAAGACTATGGGCGGAGCCGCCGAGGATTGGCTTCCGACCACCGAGTCCGAAAGGTCTAGGGAATATCGCCGGGCAAAAGAGAATTTCGATTACTACCAGACGGTCAGGCCGCTCATGGTCGATGCAGTCGGAGGCGATGCCAAGAATCTAGTTTCTTTCGGCGCGCAGTTCGTTGACCCGTTTATGGCATTGCCTGTCGCCGGAGTTGCGGCAAAGGTCGGGGCAGTCGGGCTGAAAAGCGCGAGGCTCGGGCGAGCTGCGGCGGCACTCGACAAAGTCGGGGAAGTTGTGTCGCTCCCCTCGGAAGCAGTCGCGGCGGCCACTCGCAAGGGGCTGAAAGGAACGGCTTACGTTGCCGGAAAGGCGGCGGGCCTAGTCGGGACGGCCGGAGGAGGAGTCGCCAAGCTGGCCGGGCTTCCTAGAGAATTGACTACTAAACTTGCAAAAAAAGTCCTCCCCGAAGCGGCATCGGAAGGGGCCGGGGGCGCGCTTTTTGCCAGTCAAATTCTTGGTGGAGCTTCCGGAATGTTGCCGGGAGCAGCGGAACTGGGAATAGGAGAAATTGCCGGCTTTATCGCCAACAGGACGGGCAAGGGATTGGAATCAGTCCTTACCACTTTAGCCGCTCCGGGCGCGCAGCAAAGATTCCTGCAAAGACTCGCCCAGACGGCGGAGTCGCCTCGTATGCGTAGGCTGGCTTTGATAGCCCATCGAAAAGGGCTGACTAAAGCCGGCGACGTTGCATTCAATTCGCTGGTCAACGGGGCTTCCATAGCCAGCATAAACGGGGCGTTGGCCTACTTGTCGGGAGAATCAGCCGAAGGCATCGGGCAAGCCGCAGGGGCCGGCATGGTCATGGGCGGAGCGCTACCATTCGGCCAGCCGGGCCAAAAAGCCGGCAAAGCTCAAAGCAGTCGAGACGCCACTTCGATAAATTATCTCGAAGGCAAGCTGGCTTCCGAGCAGGTAAAAGAGTTTAGAAAGTTAACGCCTGAAGCTCGCCTTGTCGCCGCAACTGCCGAAGAAGCCGGCATTCCCATACCAAAGTTATTTTTCGTAGACTCTAAAATGTTTCTCGACCTCATGCGGCAGGACGACCCGAACGCTCGGGAAGCTCAGTCGGCCATGTACGACCCCCAGGACAAGACGATCTACGTCAACCAAGACATCAGCTCGAAATCCTCGTCTCGGGCCGTCATGCAGATGTTTACCGAGGAGCTGGGCCATCATTTCATTACCGAGGCCATTAAGACCGATCCTATGTTCGGGCATCAGATTCTGGCCGAATATAAAGCTAAGGAGGGGGAAAAGTCGCACACTTTCATATTTGAGCGCGATCCGGACGGAAATCCTTTGCGGACCATCGAAATCAACGAAAAGGGCAAGAAGCTGGCAGATGCCTATAGCTCCATCTCGGACGACGTCAACGTAGGGATAGGAAACAATGCGAACCTGCTCGCCCAAGAAATCGGGGCGGCTCAGTTCAGCATTATGATGGATGAAAATCCAAACCTCTTTCCGCACTTGGCCCAGCCGATCCGCCATAAGCTCGTAAACGCCTCCCAGAAGATTCTTTCCCTGATGGGGATTACCGACAAGTTCGGCAACACTTTACCCCTGAACATCGCCTCGAAGCTCAAACGCTCGCCCGCCATCCGCAATCTTTACCGCAATTACCTGAAGCAGCGGGAAATGCACATGGCCGGGAAGATCGACCTCGCGGAAAAGGGGCAGAGCATCCCGCTCAAGCGGGGGGAATCGCCCGAAGCCGGAGCCGAACGCCTGTTCGGAGCTACGGGACTTTCCCTGAAGGACGCCAAGGCATTCGTCATAAACAACAGGCAAATCAAGCGCGAGTTAACTAAACTCAAGAACCAATACCAAGACGCGCCGGCAGATGGATGGAGCGTAGTTCGGGGCAGGCTGATCGGCAAAGAACTAACGCCCGACATGCGGGCAATCCTTACTCGGACCAATCCGGACCCGAGGGGCAGCGTAAACATCATCATAAACGACGTTCAGGCCGCGATTGCCGATAATAGCGAAGTTAACTTTCTCTTTCGTTCAGGCAAGCCGAGTAAGTATAGCGACAACGAGCTTAAAGTTAGAGTAGTCGCTCCCGTAGGGCTGGAATTTTCCGGCATGGCGGGGAAGGGGGCGGCTGGGTTGTATATGCAGGGCATGGACATTGCCTACCTCAAGAACAACGTCGAGGTTTTGGTCCAAGAAGGATTCATCAAAGACCCGGATAAATTTATAGCCGAAGCCCGGCAAGTGGCAAAGAATGCAGTCTCCGACCCGGAAGGCCGCATCAACCCGGAAGGCAAATTCGAGAACGAACTAATTACCGTTGCCCTCGGAAACAAAGCGTCCGCCGATTTCATCAAAAATCCAAAGCTCGCCAGACTATTGGAAGAAGGCCGCCTGCAACACTCTTTCCGCCAATACCATATCGGCAGTCTCGCGGGGATAGCTTTGACCGGCAGACCCGGCATCGGATTCGACTGGTACAACGTTAAAAGGAATTACTCGCCGCACGGCAGGAACTTCATGCCCCGCCGAAAACCCAACCAACCCGACGACACGATTCCGCTTCCATTCGACGAGCTTCCCGGAGACAAGCCCGGCGAAGGCTTCGGGCGAATGATAAACGTCGACCGGACCAAGGCGGAGATGGCTGAGGCCAAGAAACTCGGCGAGGCTCAGAGCGGCTTTTCTAGTTCGGGGACGGTCCGAGCTAAGAATGCGGATGGGCGGGACAAGCTGTTTATGCCGGCCGCCTACCACGGGACTCCGCACACTTTCAAGGCCGAGGAGGGAGCGCCACTGGGCCGATTCAGGTCGGCTCAGATCGGAACGGGCGAGGGCAGGCAAGCATTCGGGCATGGGCTTTACTTTACTAGTCGAGCGATGTTGGGAGAACACTATCGGCAGAACTTAACTAAAGACCGTTTTGGCGGCTCTCTCTACAAAGTCGAACTCGCCCCAAAGGAGAATGAATATCTGCTTTGGGACACGCCTTTGTCCGATCAGCCAAAAGGGGTACAGGAGAAGCTATTGAAGCTTGGACACGAAATGCATGAGGTGGGGGCTTTCACCCAAGGAAAAGCTATTCCCTATCGAGATGGGTTTGATTTTCACATGAATGGAGGCCAACTGTATTCCGGGAAGAAATGGAAGGACGGCACGTTCCGCTTCAAGGGGCTTTCGTCCCTGCTGGGGGGAAAGCCCGAAGCCTCCGCCGCCCTAAAAGCGGTCGGCATTCCCGGCATCAAATACCTCGACGGACAGTCCCGAGGAAATCATCGAGCGATCCGCGAAGGGAAAGCCACGTTCAACTACGTCCTCTTCGACGAGGCAAATGTGGCCATTACCGACAAGCTGTTTATGCCCGCCGAAAGCAAGGGCCAGCGAAAGAAAATTCTACTGCGGACGAAGCAAGAAATGAGCGATGCGGTGGACAGTCTCGCAGCCGAGCGTGGGATCAGCCGGAACGATGCCCTGAACGAACTCCTGAACTCGGCCCTGCTCGACCCAAAGATGTCAGTGGGCAAGCGGTCTGAAGGTGATATCACCTTGGCCTTGACGCCGGAAGAAATCGCACTGCTCGAAAAAACTGAAATCGGCCCGGAAGAGAGCGCCGATTATAAGGCGGCCATCGCAAAAAGACGGGCGATTTCCGAACGTGAAATAGGCGTTAAAAATAGACTGTATATGCCCGCCGACCGCGCCCTCGGACTTCCGGACAACATTCGGGACGAGGTATTGCCCGGAATAAAGCAGGACAAATTTAGCCGGGGGCAGCTTGAAGCGGCCCTATTGAAGTCGGCAGGCTCGAAAGCCTACGCCGAGGAGATCGGCCTCATGGACTGGCTGAAGGACCGCAAGAGCGTGACTAAGGCAGAGGTGGACCAATTCGTTCGGGAGAACGCTCCGAGGCTGGAGGAGAAGAAGATTTCCGGCAAGGAGGCTGACGTAAGCCTAAGAGAGCAAGACCGAACAAGGATCGAGAGCGGGGACGAAGTAATACAAATAGACGCCGAAGGCGATTATTTTACAATAACAGTCGATGAGGATGCGGGAAACGTGCACGTCCAAGGAGATGGCGGTAAGTTTTTAGAACTTGATGCTCCAATAAATCGACAAACGGAGCAAGACGGCTGGCGGGCAATAGAAAATCATTATAGGGAGAAGCAAGGACCGCCCACCAAATTCTCCGAATACCAAGAACCGGGCGGGACGAATTACCGGGAGGTGCTGATCAAGTTGCCGGAGAAATCGGCAAATAATCCGGAAATGCAAGCTCTCAGGCAAGAGGCTCAATCAATCCTCGAAAAGAGGCAAGCATTTGAGGCCGAGGGGAGGATTGGCGAGAGCAATGCCCTTTCCAACAAGCATAACTCAATAAATAGAAGAATCCAATATTTACAGTCGCAGGATAATTTCCGCGATCCCCACTTCAACGAGGACAACGTCCTGCTCCACCTTCGCCTGAACGACCGCATCGACGCGAACGGCAAGAAAGTCCTTTTCATCGAGGAACTGCAATCCGATTGGCATCAGAAGGGGCGGAAGGAAGGGTATGACGTGCCGCTTAGTCCCAAGGAGGAAAAGGCGCTGAAGGATAGGTTGAAGGAAATCCAGAAAGAAAGAGAATTGACATGGAAAACGCCCAATCGACTCAGAGAATTAGAGGCAGAGCAAACTGCCATTAACGAAAAGTTACTTGTGCCGGGAATCCCAGACGCCCCGTTCAAGAAGAACTGGCCGGCCCTCGGCCTCAAGCGGGCAATCCGCGAAGCCCTCGAAAACGGCTATGACCGAATCGCATGGTTGGACGGCGAGGGTCAGGCGGCGAGGTATGATTTGAGTCAGCACGTAGATAGTATCGTCTATGTTAAAAACAAGAACGGGACTTACGACGTCGAAGTAATAGTGGATCGTTCGGTTGAAGTGGGTAAAGACAATCAATCCCCACGGCAACTGGAGGAATTGGTCGGCAAGGAAGTTGCCCAGAAGATAACTGAAGGGGAGGGGAGTAAACCCGACGACTATAACAAGAGGCAAAGTTATCGGGGCCGACTGGGGGGATGGAAAGAACTCTCCGGCCTCGACCTCAAGGTAGGCGGCGAGGGCATGAAGGCATTCTATGACCGCGAACTCGTCTCCATCGCCAACAAGATCTCAAAGAAGATAGGCGGGGGGAAGGTCAGGCGGGAGAGGGTAACGGGGACAGGCAACGACCGGCCTCGCACTCCCCAGATTGGAGTTTTAGTCACGAAGCAGTTCGGCTCCCACGTCCTCGACCTCCCGAAGAATCCGCAGGCCGTCGAGAATCTCAGGCTCTACATGCCGGCCCAGAAAGCCCCGTCCGACTCGGGAGTCCCGACCATCCTGAAGGATGCGAAGGGCAGGGGAGCGCTAGCTCAGCCGAGGGCAATCGAGAGCGGATTTGGAACTGAAAACATAGACGCTCCAAGATTCGTGGATAAAGTGCTGGGCGACTTGAAGGTCGACGTCCAGCGTACTAATTTTGAAAAGCCTGAAGTCAATTTAGCTGACCACTACGGCAAGAATGCGTTAATCACTATGACGGATCGAACGCCGACCGATCATGTGATTTATGGGATTAACGACGTGCAGTTTAAAACGCCGTTGAGATTGGAGGGCGGTCGAGACTATATGTTTGATTCGGCGCACTCGCCGGGAGCGGCATGGGCCAACGAACAAGGGGCAATGACCGCGATGCTTAATCGAAGGGGAAAATTAGGCGGAGAGGATATGCTCGTAATACCTATGGAAATGGCTCCCACGTCAGTAGATTTCCCGACAATGGCTCCAGCTTTACATATAAGGTACGCCCAAGTGGCCATGAAGTCGAAGGATAAGAGGTATGTAAACAGTTTAGTAAAGAAGGGGGGGAAGGGCTTTTTAACTAAATCTCAAGATCAAGTCAAAGTCCCAAAGTTTGATATTGATATGGAAAACGTAGAGGCTTTTTTAAGTAAACTGTCTGGGCCACAAAGAAAAACGATTAACAATGTTTTTGATATGGTAAACCGACCCTCCTCGGCTCAGAAGGGAAAAGGCGTTAGACAGATAGACGGGGCTTTGTCGAACTTTGAAATGCGGGCGGCAATTTCCGATCCCGCCATGTTCAATCAAAAAAGTTTGATGCAAACGACAAACGTCGGGCTGATGACAGGAGGACAAGCACCTTCCATGCATTCCACTTATAACGCAGCTATGAAGGGAAAAGGGCTTGGCGTTTTAAAAGTCCCCGAAGGTTTTCAACCTAAAGCCCAAGATTTCCTGCCGGACTTATTTAAGAAGTCGAACAAAGACTATGTCCATCCTAATGACGCTTATACGACAAGGATGGGAGTAAGGACCACTAAGATTGATGATGCTCTTCTGAAGCGTTTAGGGCTTTAACTACCGCATCGATTACGATCTGGTCCTCGTCGGCCATTAAACTAAGCAGATCGTTGTAGTCTTTAGTATTTGGCGTAATGTAACTTTGAGAAGCCAACGTCAGCCACTCGTCGATTTTGGCACTTACGGATTCAGAGTATTCAGGGGAAAACATAGCGAATAGTAAATCGAAACTCGCATACGAGTTCAACCCTTAATCCACCATTGCCCAATCCCGCCGAGCGAATTTCCTCGGCTAAATAGGCCCACGATTAGGCTCTAAATTCGGTGCTAACTTATGCCTTGGCATTAGCTGGATTACTACAATTGGTTTGAGAAAAAATAAAGTTTGAGTTTTATCCTGCCATACCCATTCTCGCCAAACATGACCAAAACTAGACGAAAGTCGAACTCCCTACTAATTACAAGAGCCGAGACAATGGCTCTTTTGCAATGTGGCGAGCGAACTCTTACTCGCTGGGCGACGAAGTTAAACTTTGCCCGCCTCGGGCGAAATTACGTCCGGGCCGACGTCGAAAAAAAGATTGCCGCCCTCGTCGAGGAGGCGGCGTGAGGATTACCCTCGCCAGCGATCCCGGCAAGTCCGGAGGCTACGCCGTGGCATTCGGCAGCCTCGACAAGGTAGAGCTTTACCCTTGGTCGGAGGAGGATGAGTTCCTCGCCTACCTAGACGAGCTGGTCAACTACGAGGACTCGAAGGGAATCGAGGCAGTCGTCGAGCTTGTCCCGCCGTTCGTCGGGAAGGCGATTCCCGGCAGTGCCGCCTTCAAGCTCGGCTATAACTACGGCTTTATCTGCGGAAGCATTCGAGCCAATCGGATTCCTCTTATACTTAGTCGTCCGCAGGATTGGCAAAAAGGACTGCCCGGCCTTCAAGGGCTTTCCGGCAATCCTCGGAAGAAGAAGCTCCGCGATCATGCCGTCCGACTCTTCCCGAGCCTGAAGGGCGTAACGCTGAAAACCTGCGACGCTTTATTGATACTGAATCATCATCTCTCTCATTAACTAACTAAAACTAAACATAAAAAAATGGCTATATTATCACAAATAACTTCCTCAGACGGCCCGATTACCGGATGGCCGGTTGAAGGACTCGCCCCACAAGGGCAACACGTCGTCGTCTGCTTGGACGTCAAAGATACGCTGAATCACCAGCGTCCGACCTACGAAAACCCGGAAGTCCTCGAAACAATCGATCTGACCCGATTTCTTTTCGGATTGCCTGACGGCACTATGATCCAGACGGGCGAGATGAAGATTTCGGCCCATGAGAAAAGCCGGCTAATCGGATTCCTGACTGGCTGGCTTGCCGGCCCTCCGATCATGGACGGCACTTGGGACTACTGCTCGCTAAAAGGCACTGGGGCGATGATTACTGTCGTCCACAAGGTCAGCCAGAAGGGCAGAACCTACGCCGACATCGCCAGCGTTAGCCCTGTCATGGACCAGCTCGCCGGGCAAGTGCCGCAATTGACGAGCTTCCAGATTCCCGTATCGGCGGAAGTGGCTCCTGCCTCCCAGCCTGTTCAGCAGGTTCAGCAGGCCGCTCCCGTTCAGCAGGTTCAGCCTGCCCCGCAGGTCCAGCCGCAAGTTCAGACCCAGCAGACGGCTCCCGGCTTCACGCAGGTCCAGCAGCCTCCGTTCTGATGCCGAGAAAGAATCCTAGACCTAAACCCACGCGAGGCGCGTTCGGCTCGAAAAGCCGGGAGAAGCGCAAGGCGGACGCCAAGGCCGAGGAGGAGGAGTTTCTTGCGGATCGCGAGAAAGCCCTCGCCCGGCTGAACGTCGCGAACCTGAAAGGAAAAACTCATGCGTAAATTCATCCGAACAACCATTCATCGACTGCTCGTAATTCGGCGAGCAGTCAGGGAGGCACTCCGACCGTGGCAGTCCTAAAGGAAAAGCCGAAAGTCGGCGGGAGTCATTTTTATGACCTCGCCGGCAAGGCTTGCCATTCGCAGGTCGGTAAGAACGGCCTCGAAAGGAATACGACTTTGCGCGATGCCAGAAAGCTGAACCTGTTTCCGAGCGTGACGGGAATTACCGGCATCTTCGCGAAGCCGGGGCTGGAGAGGTGGAAAAGAAATGAGCTTTGCCGCATAGCCTTCGAGCTGGAGCCGATTGACGGCGAGAGTCTTGAAGACTTTACGGATCGATGCCTTGTGGCGCACCAGAAGCCCGTCGAATCGGCAGCAGACTTCGGGAGCGAAATTCATAATGCGATAGAGCATTATTTCGAGGGCAAGCCAATCCCCGACCATCTGCTGGAGTACATTCAGCCGGCATTCGACTGGAAGCAGAAAAACCAGTTGGAGTTCATCGAGCGGGAAAAGATTCTGGTCAACCCGCAGCACGGGTTCGCCGGAATGGTGGACATCGTAGGGAAAGGGGGGGATGGCCAGCAGTTCATTATCGACTGGAAAACTCGGAAGACCAAGCCGAAGGTCAAAGTAACTTCGTATGACTTTCAGGTCCACCAGATAGCCGCCTACGGCGGGACTTACTTCGGCGAGAAGGAAATTCTGGAGGGTAGGGTCTACGGGGCTAACTGCTACATCAGTTCGACCGAGCCGGGACGCTTCGAGGTAATTAGCTATTCGCCGGAGGAGCTGGCCGAGGCGTGGAAAGCCTTCGTGGCCGCCTGCGAAATCTGGCGGAGCTTGAAGAAGTATGATCCGAGGCCGGGGCAGTGAAGCGAATCCGATCAAAGAACTTCGAGGCCGCCGGCTTCGACGGGGAGAAGGTGGACTCCAAGGCTACGATCACGATCTGGGTAACGCCGGAGTTCAAGCGAAAGGTCCGCATCTTGGCGGCGAACTCCGGAGATGGCTATTCGGTCAGCCAGTACCTTCGTCTGCTTCTTGCCGAGAAGCTGGAGGAGTTGGATGAAGAAGTTTAACGTCATAGAAATTTGCGCCGGGGTAGGCGGCTTTGGACTGGGCTTCGAGCAGTACGGGCAGGTACTGGCCGCAGTCGAATGGGACAAGGCCGCCGCCGGCGTTTATCAATATAATAACCCGGAGGTCGAAATGTTCTCCGATCTGAACGAGGTCGAGGCTACGGACCTGCCTTGGGATGCGGATAACTTAGTGATATGTGGCGGGACTCCCTGCCAAGCCTTTTCTGTCGCCGGCAAGCGCGGCTCTCTTTCGGACGACCGGGGCAATCTCGCCTTAACATTTAATAACTTATGCGATGCAATCGACGATCTTCGACTTAATGCTGAAAAAGAACCGGCAATCATCATCTGGGAAAACGTCTGCGGCGTCCTCAACACCGACGACAACGCCTTCGGCTGCGTCTTGGCAGGAATGGCTGGAAGTGATTCCCCACTCGTTCCAGTCGGAGAGCAGCGCTGGACCAACTCAGGTATGGTTGTTGGGCCGAGACGCAACGTCGCTTTCCGGGTCTTGGATTCCCAATACTTCGGAGTGGCCCAACGCAGGAGAAGAATCTTTGCCATTGCTCTCGGAGGTGCTAGAAAGTGGGCCGCACCTGAAGCCCTTGTTCCTTTCCAAAAAAGCATGCCAAGGAATCCTAAGAAGGGCGAAAGCTCGGTCGAAGGTTCTCCCGGAAATGCTGGATCGAGCTTTACGGGAACAAGCTTCGGAAAGTACGAGGAAGGAGTCGGAACGCTCCGAAGCCAAGGAGGAGATTTAGGCGGCGGAAGCGAGACGCTGGCCGTGACTCCCGAAGTGGCGTCCACATTAAGCCGCCGCGATCACAAAGGCCCAGGGGGCGTGTTCAACGGCGAACCGCAAGGCATCGTTGCGATTGCCGGCGCGGACGTCTACAACGGCGAAATTACCGGCGAGACGGCGGCGACTGTTACCAGCGCCACGGGCATCGCGAATGCGAGCGGGCCGAAGGTAATGCACGAAACTGGCCAAGGCTACTGGCAGGAGCATGAGCATTCAGGCTGCTTGAGGGCAGAGGGCGAAAATCGACCTAGCAGACCCTCTCATGTAGTCTGCTCATGGAACGGCGACGTAACGCCCAAAGCCTCCGAGGACGTGAGCGTTACTTTGCGTAGCCAGCAGGGCGGCGAGGGCGTTGGCGTGGCTCATGGCTTTTATCCTACCGCCGGACAAGACTTCTCGGCTTTCGAGGAAGTATCTTCGACTGTTAAATGCGGTTCGGACGGCTCAAGCGGAAACGCGCCGGGAGTCCTGCAAAACCTAACTGTTCGCCGTCTTTCGAGTCGCGAATGCATGCGTTTACAGGGCTGGCCGGATACTCATTGCGACTTCAAGATGGAGCTGGAGCCGGACGGCAATCGCTGGAAGGCCACGGGCAAAGTGGTAAAGCAGGCCGAAGGCCCGAAGTACAAGCAGGCCGGCAACGGCGTGACGGCCAACGTGGCGGCCTACATAGCAGGGAAACTGATGGATGCTCTGTCGAAGTGAAAGGCAAAGTCTTCAGCCAGAAAACGAAGGCCAAGGGCGGAATGTCTCCGTCGAAGGCCAGCCATCCCTCGAACCTCGAATGGAGTCCCGGCCCGCGAATGTCGGCCAGCGATAAAGTGAAATTCAACTGGGCCTGCGAGCAATTCTTCGAGGCCAGAGGAATGCGTCCGCCTTGGTCCAAAAAGGAATTAAAACTAAAAAAATATGAATGATGAAATGGAAACAACTTACAAATGCCACAGGGAAACTGTCATCGTGGGGAAGGACGGCAGGGAAGCTTCTCTCACTTTCGATCTGGCGGCGGACGCTTGGCGGCTGGAGGCGGAAACGTTCCCGACCCTCGAAGAAGGACTTCGATCCGCCCAAAGCCTCTTGGCCCCTCCGGAAATAGAGGGAGCATGTAATGAGTGAAATAAAACACGTCATTTCTATGGGGGCAGGAGTACAGTCCTCGTGCATGGCATTGATGGCGAAGCATGGGGAGATAGAGCCTATGCCGGATTTTGCGATATTTTCAGACACTCAAGCCGAAAGCGGATACAAAACGAGGAACAACCCTAAAGGCGAGCGGGAGGGGTTGTATGCTTGGCTGGATTGGTTGGAGGGAGAGTTGCCGTTTCCCGTTTATACCGTAACAGGGGGGGATTTGACTGGGGATAGTTTGCGCCCAAGAACACGCAAGAAGGATTCAGAGAGAGGATTGAAGGGAGAGTTTTTAATGAAACGCTTGATTCCCTTATTCGGCTTGATGCCCAATGGGGAAAAAACTGCGGCAATCGGGAGGAAATGTACCGCAGATTATAAGTTAAAACCGCTACTGAAGGAATTGCGGAATCGCTGCGAAGTAACGCGTGGGGAAAAGGAAGTAGTTGCAGTGTCATGGCTGGGAATCAGTTGGGACGAGATGCAGAGGATGAAGGACAGTCATTTGCCGTGGGTGGAAAACCGATTTCCTTTGATCGAACAAAAAATGAGCCGCCACCACTGTCTGGAATGGATGGAAGCCAAAGGCTACCCACAGCCCCCGAGGAGCGCCTGTTATTATTGCCCTTTTCACGGGGATGACGAATGGAGAAAGCTTCGGGACGAAGACCCGGAGCATTTCAAGGATGCAGTCGAATTTGACGAGGGAATTCGTGAAAATTTCAAGAAATATGATCCCGTTATGAAGATGGAGGTATTCTTGCATAATTCGTGCGAACCATTGAGTGAGGTGGATTTCGACAATGATGAAGACAAGGGTCAGACAACATGGGATTTCAAGGCTGAATGTGAAGGGCTATGCGGAACTTGAAGTGTGTAAGTTGGCCCACCGGCTATCAGTTAAATCTTAAACTAGGGAAATTCCGAATGAGACTATGGAAAATTTACGGCGAGCATAATCCCAACCGCCATGCATGTGGCGTAAGCTTCGACTGGCGATGATAGCTCTCGACTCAGAAACTGTCTGGAATCCCCAGTATTCGATTACTCGGCTCGGGCTTGACCGCTACGTCATGCATCCCATGTTCCGGGTAACGCTGGTCAGCCTGCACTCCCCTGACTTTGAATGGGTAGGAACGCCCGACCAGTTGCCGGTCGAGCGGCTGGCCGGCCAGACGGTATTGGCCCACAATGCGGACTTCGACGCTACGGTCTGCCGGATGGCCATCAGCAAAGGCCAGATGCCGGCGTTTCAGGAGGATTGCTGGATTTGCACGGCGGACATGTCCGCTTGGCATCAGTTTCCTCGAAGCCTGAAGGGAGCGTACAAGCATTTGTTCGGCGAAGACTTGTCGAAGGACGCTCGCGATGAGATGCAGGGGCTGACTCCGGAAGTAATAGCGGCCAATCCTGCCTTTCGGGAATATGCCCTGTCTGATGCCCGAGCTTGTTATCGGATTTACGAGGCACTCGAACCGAGCTTTCCGGAGTTCGAGTTCCTGCTTTCCGAGCTTACTCGCATAATAGCCGCTCGCGGGCTTCCGGTAGATTCCAAACTTTGCCAGTCTTATATAGATAAGCTCGACAAGGTCATGGACAAGTGCGAGGCGGCAATCCCTTGGCGATCCGGCCACAAGCCCGCCCCGATAACTTCGCCTCTGGCTTTGGGCGATGCATGCAAGCTCGCCGGCATCGAGCCGCCTACCTCGACTAACGAGGACGATCCTGCCTGCATGAAATGGAAGGCCGCCCATCCGGAGCAGTCCCTATGGCTGGATGCCATGAGCGGCTGGCGGAAGGCGAACAAGCTACAGGAATCACTTTACGGGCTAATCCTTCGGAAGCGTCTGGACAGCCGGGTAAGCACTCGCCTGAAGTTTTGCGGGGCGCAACATACCGGTCGATGGTCCGGCTCCGGCGGACTTAACTTTCAGGCAATCCCCCGGAGCGAAATTCAGGGCGTCAGCATGAAGAAATGCCTAGCCGCTCCCGCCGGCAAAGTTCTCGTCTCGGTTGACCTGTCTCAGATTGAGCCTCGAATTTTGCACTGGCTTGCCGGCGACATGGAATTTCTTTCTCTAGTTAGCGGAGGCATCGACCTTTACGAGGCCCACGGCAGGGCGTCAGGACTGTATAACGAGGATGAGCCTATGAAGGACTTCGCCCCGGAGCTTAGACATCTTTGCAAGGCCCGAACGCTCGGTCTGGGCTATGGATGCGGGGCAGGCAAATTCGCCTCAGTGGCGGAAGCCCTGACCGGCGGAAAGCTCAAGCTCACGCCGGCCGTGGCCCGCCAGCAAGTGACTGCCTACCGCCAGCAGAATCCTCTGATCATTGCCTTATGGGACAAGGTCGAGGCGTTCGTTCGTCAACAGGCCAAGAACGAAGCCGAGTGCGCAGTCATCGAGACTCGCTCCGGCAAGCCGATCCGCTATTGGGACGTCGAGTTCTCCGAAAAGAAGGACGAAATGTCCGGGGCTACGGTCAAGGGCGGGCCTCGAAAGAAACTTTACGGCGGCCTGCTGGTCGAGAATCTTATCCAATGCACGGCTCGTTGCGTGTTCGGCGAGATGCTGATCAAGGCGGAGGCAGCCGGCCTGCCGGTATGCCTGCACGTCCATGACTCCATAACAGTCGAAGTGGCGGAGTCGGAAGGGCAGGCGGCCCTCGACCTTCTGGTCAAGATTATGAGCAAAGCCCCGAGCTGGGCGGAGGGACTGCCTCTGGCCGCCGAAGGCGAGATTAGGAAGCATTACTGATGAAACGCTTATTCGAGTACGCCTTGTGCTGGGGCTTGTTCCTCCTAGCCATAGCCATCTGGGTCTGGGCCTTAGCGGGCTTTACCATCGCAGTCTTTTTCCCATTGCCACGATGAACATGAACGAAAAACTAATCGGCCTATGTGGCCCCAAGGGCGTCGGCAAAACGACCTTCGCCGCACTTCAGGAAGCAACGGTCCTGTCATTCGCCGGACCAATCAAAAGGATGCTCAAGCAAATCCTGCCGCCGGGCGACTGGCTCGGAAAAAAAAAGGAGGATCAGCTTCCCGACTTCCCCAAGGGTATAACGCCTCGCGTTATGCTTCAGTCGCTCGGCACGGCATGGGGCCGGAATCTAGATTCGGACATATGGGTTATCCCAGCGATGCGCGAAGCCGAGTATTTTATGCGTATGGATGGCCGAGTAATCTTCGACGACGTTCGCTTCGCAAACGAGGCAGTGGCCATCCGGAACGCCGGCGGGAAGGTTTACCGGGTAAGCCGCCAAGACTTTAAAGTGCGGGCCGACTCGCATATCAGCGAACTCGGACTGCCCGAGGAACTGATCGACGGGGAGATTGAATTATGAGCGAAGAAAACTGGAAAAAAACGGTGGACGTCCGGCTGGGCGAGGAGCCGTTCCCCGCCACCGAGTATGAGTGCGTGAAGTGCGGCTACGTCTGGCCCGACACTGAAGAACCTCGATGCGTCTGCGAGGAAGAGGAGATAGAGGCATGACCGACCTGGACTTTAGCAACGAAGCAGACCCGGACGACATCAAACAGGACTGGCTCGACCGCCAAGCCCGCGAGGGCTGGACGACCTGCCGAGTCTGCGGAACTACCCTGCACGATGACGACGTAGCCGAAGGAACAGGATGCCTTTGCCCGGACGATGAAACTGAATAGCCAGTTTTCCATGTGGGCCGAGAAGTACGATTCGGGGGAACGCTTCCATGCCTTCCTGCTCGCATTTACCGTGCAGATAGCCCGAGCGATGCCCGACTTCGACGAGGCTTATGCCTATTGCGAGAAAGCCCTCGCTCACTTTGCTCGGCGAGGACTTCAGCCGAACGAACTGACGAATGCATTGGCCGGAGCTTACGAGCGGATCGGGCGGGACGACGTCGGGCGAGGCCCACGCCGGGAAACAGTTGAACCGACTGGCGATGTAGCAAAACACTACGGCAAGGCTGGCTCTGTTGAGATGCTCAAGGTCAAATCCTGTCAGGATTTCCTTTACGGGGACAAAACGGGCGAACTCCTGCTCGACCTGTTCGAGCCTGACGAATGGATTAGCATCGCCCGAAACGCCTTCGACTCAGCCGGTTCGGTAAAGACTGCCCTCGAATGGTCGGCCTGCCCCGACTTGTCCGAGTACCAGTTCATTTGCCCGAACGTTTTCAAGCCACAGGCCGACTCCAGACGAGCCGTACACGCCGCAGAAAGCGGCTGGCGTTATATGGTCCACGAGATGGATGACGCCGGCGTAGACTTCGACCAGCAGGTAGGCCCGATCCTAGCTCTCGGGAAAGTCCTTCCCCTGAAGCTCGTAACGTTCTCAGCCGGCAAATCGCTTCATGCATGGTACTCGCTTGCCGGCCAGCCCCACAAAGCTCGCGAATTTCTGGACGCCTCCCAACGGCTAGGCGGCGATCCGGCCTTCGAGCGATTCACGCAACTTTCACGCCTGCCCGGCGGCTTTCGCCCTGGCAAAGGCCCGCAATCCATCCTTTATCATTCCCTAAATGAAGCTTCCTCCGAACCATGAACTGCATGACGTCCTAGCGTGGACCATCGCTAATCCACCCGTCCCCAGCCAGACAGGCCAGCCGCAGGCCGATCAGACCTATACCGAGCAAACGCCCTATATCGCGAAGCCCTCGGACTTGCCGCCTGCCACGAAGCCTTTGCCGGAGATATGGGACTGGGATCGCTTAATGGAGGAGGCCGAGAAGCCGCTCCCGCCGGAAATCCTTAAAGACCTACTCTGGAAGGGATGCCGAATGTCCGTTGAAGGCTCATCCAAGGCCGGCAAGACGTGGACCTTGATGAACCTCGGCCTAGCCGCCGTCCAAGGGACGAGCTGGATGGGCATCAACGTAGTGAAGCCCTGCCGAGTGTTATATATGGACTTCGAGCTAATTGGTCGGTTCGCGGCTCATCGGATGAAGATGATTAAAAACGCCCTGAACTCGGGACGCCAGCCGAACTTCCAATACTGGCCACTTCGCGGCTCCTGCTACGAGTTCGCCCGCCTCAAAGAGCATCTGCTGGTCAGCGGCCGGCAGAAAGCCTATGATCTGGTCATCGTCGATCCCTACTATAAAGCGGCAGCCGGCCTAGACGAGAACTCCGTGGCCGACGTCACGCTCATCCTTCGAGAGATCGAAAAGTTTTCCGAGGAAACGGAAACGGCCATCGTCTATGCCCACCATTATTCCAAGGGCAACAAGTCGGACATCGACGCCATCGACCGGGGAGCCGGCTCCGGGGCATTCGCCCGCGATCCGGACGCCAAGGTAATGCTGACCCGCCACATGGAAAAGGACTGCCTGACCGTCGAGCCAATGACTCGCTACGCCACTTGCCCGGATTCCATCGTAGTGGAGACTACCTTCCCGACCTTCAAGCAGAGGAACGACCTCGACCCCGACGACCTGTACAACCCGGCCAAGCTCGAAGCCTACGAGCGGAAGCGGGACGCCGCGAAAGCCGGAGCCTCCGGCGATCAGCCTTTCTGATAGCCCGCGAGTCTTCGGCCTCCCGGCTGACCGGACTCTCGGCTCTCCGGATTCCATCCCCGCCTATAACGCACTGCGTCATGCCTGCCCGGCCTGACGCTTTGACGCTTTGCCTGCACTGCCGGATATCCGGGCATGGCTCGCCCTACGGGCTTCGCACAGGCTATCTCCAGTCTCCCTTTTTTACCAGTCAATCACGGCATACCCAGTGCCTGCCGGTAGGACGTTGAGACGTTGTGGACCCTCTAAGGAGGCCACAACGTTTTGTCGAGACGGCCTTTGCCTACAGAGCCGGCCTTGTAGGAGGCAGCCTGCTGGCCTAGTATGACCGGGATTGCCGGTAGGGCTGTAAAGTTATTTTACTCCTACAGGTCAACCTGTCAACACCCTAATTCGCTTTCCCTGTATCCATCTACTCGGCAGACAGGCACTCGCTTCTGCCGGTTTGCCGGCTCGCCGGATGCCCGCAATACGAACTACCCTTAACAAAGAGATCCATAACGAAACAACTGAACTCTCAAGACATCGCTCCGCAGGCCGGCTGGAGTTCGGCGGCGAGCAGGACACGTACGGAAAAGCGTACAACTGTTCACCAGAAACTATATAGGCGCACACTTAAAAAGGCGCGCGCCTATATAGTTTGCCAGACCCGGTCAGGTATTGGGCGGAGCAGGTGGAGTAGGTGGGTCTGCCGGCACAAGCCCGTCCACCACTTCCGCCTCTATGACCTCGGCCCGCTTCATCTCATCCAGCTCGGCCTTCACTTCGTCCAGCGTGACGGTTCGCTTGACCTCGATGACCTGCGAAGGCTCGCCGTCAGCCAGCCTGGCCTTGTCGATCATGATGCCTGCCGCTATTGGCAGGACTCCATCCGGAATCTTGTTGGCTTCGAGCCGCTCGATGTATTTCTCTACCGAGGATTGGGCGGCGTATCCGATCAGCCCCTGAAGAACCTGTTTGCATTGTGCTATGATCTCTTTCTCTCTGCTTCGGACTACTGCGATGGTATTCGCTCCGACTTTATACCGGGCTTGGATTCGCGTTAGTGGAGTGCCTTCGACCAGTCCTTGGACGACCCCGGCGTAAGCATCCGGCCTTCGCTGCTTGAGAGTTGCCGCAGTATATACACTCGGGCAAGTCTCCTCGACTGTCGTCTGGGCAGGCAGATTCTCAGCTAAGTAGTTAACTCTTTGCTTCTTGGTAGGCATAGCTTTTTTAATCGGTGCAACAGTTTATAAAGAGTATATAAATACTTACACCAACAAGGGACAATTAGACATAATCACTCTTGTGCGAAGTTGATGCATCTACACTAGCTACGCAGTTCGTCATGACTGGTAATGACTTACGCAAGCCGAGGGAATTTCCCACGCAGTCATGGCTGCACAACGGGTTAAAAATTGCACGGTTTAAACGGCTCTGGCAGGGGGGGAGGGGGGTCCGGATCGCCGGGCTGCCGGCCCGCCGACCGATTGGCTCCCTCGAAAAAATTTGGGCAATTGGAATCGACGACTCGCAAGTTGCCCCGGTCGATGCAATGGCAGCCGACCGCTCTATCCCCAACCGGCGAAGCTCTAACCTCGTCTCCGCTTGCCCAGCCTCGAATGACAAACTGGCCGTCCATTATGTAGCCTATCTTTTCGATTAAAACATAAACGTCGTAGTGGTTCGACTTGGATCGAACTAGAAGATTGCTAGTCGGCGAGTCTATTGTCTTCACGTCGACGGTCTTTTTACTATGGAGGTAGAAGTCGGCTCCTCCGGAACGGACGCCGAAGTCCGTACAAAGGTTAAATGCCTTTGCGAATGCCAACTCGCCGGCGGCCCCTAACAATTCTTTTTCCAGCATTTCCTCGTAGGTTTTTCCGGAGGACTGATCGACCCGCCCGAGTTCCCGGCAACGCGCCCGGCGATCACGGGCTAGATGGTCCGCCATATTCATATACCCCTCATCTAGGAATGCCAGCATTCCGCCATTATAGCGAATACTCTCCGATCCGCGACAATAAATGTCGCAAAAAGGCGAATATGTCCTACAATGTAAACGTGGCCTTGAATTGGACATCTCATCCGGCTCTCCCGACCCTTTCCCCGGAGGACATGAAAGCCATGTCTGCGGAGAAGATTCTGGCGTACTTCAATCGTCGCGAGGCGGCCATCGCGGCGGAGCGTGAAAGTCCTTACGACTTCGGATTCGAGCTTGGGCCGTGGAAGACCGCCGACGAGCAATTGGCCAGCCACTCGGAACTTCTGCTTATGGGCGGCAATCGCGCGGGCAAATCGGAGTTATGCGCCAAGCGCGTCGTCCAATGCCTGACTGAAAACCCTGGAACGGTAATCTGGTGCTTGACCGAGACTTCGGCTAACTCCATCCAGTTTCAGCAAGCCCTTGTTTTCAAGTACCTGAAGCCGGAGCATAAGCGTCTGGGTCGAACTCCGACCGGATACTTGACTTACTCGATTAAGAACGGCTTTACTGCGGCCAAGTTCGTACTGCCCAACAAGAGCGTCTGCATTTTCCGCAACTGGAGTCAGGACATCAGCACCATCGAGGGCGGCGAAATCGGCTGCCCGGCCCCGCCGGTCAACGGCACTCACAACATAGGCTACTGGGCTGACGAGCTTGTGCCGCTCCCGTGGATCGAGACACTTCGCTACAGATGCATCACTCGCTCGCACAAGGAGGCTGATGGCGTAGTTCGCTCTGCGAAAGGGCTGATATCCTTCACGGCGGTGGACGGCTGGAATCCCACCGTCAAAAGCCTGCTTACCGGGGCTAGGACTATCAAGTCTTGCGAGGCCGACCTATTGCCGGGCGAGACAGTCCCGCTCATCCAGCAGCCTCTACGGAAAGCCTCGTCGATAGTGTACTTCCACACGGCGGAGAATCCGTTCGGCGGCTGGGAGGCAATGAAGGCCACGCTCGACGGGGAGAAGCGGGAGGTAATCCTTTGCCGGGCCTACGGCGTACCGGTCAAAGCCTCGAGGGCCATTTTTCCTTTGCTCTCCGACCGGAACTACGTGGAGCCGGAAAAGATTCCGATCTTATCCGACCCGGAGAACAACCCTGCGACGTGGATCACGGTAATCGACCCGGCAGGGGCGAAGCCTTGGAGCATCGCTTTAATCGGCGTGGACGCTCACAACGTCGCATGGGTCGTCAAAGAATTTCCCGACTTCGGAACATTCGGGGCGTGGATCGACGTAGCGGGCGGGGACAAGCTCCGAGCCGGCGAGGCGGCTCATCCTAACGGCTACGGGATACTAGACTACGTGGAGGCCATCAAGGAGATGGAAGGCGACAGGAAATGTCATCGCATAATCGACCCTCGCCTCGGAGCCGCCTCCTACCAGAAGGCCGAGGGCAGTAGTAACATCATAGACGATCTAACGGATGAGGGCATAACGGTTTACCCTGCGGAGGCGTTGGACATCGAGACGGGGCTTCAGGCGATAAACAATTTGCTGGCATGGGATTCGCAGAAGCCAATGAGCTTAGAGAACAAGCCCAGGTTGATGATTTCGGAGGAATGCCAGAATACGATTTCCTGTATGCAGGAATATCAGCCCGGAAATCTCAAGGATTTTTCCAAGGATTTCATCGACCTACTAAGATATTTCGCGGTAGGGGCGTTCGAGCATTTCGAGGACGAAGACATGGCAATCAGTCAACCAAGAGGATATTGATATGGGAAAATTAACGGAAGAGGAGGAAATAAGGATCGTGGCCTTGCGGGAAGCGGGAATGAGTTGGACCAAGCTTGCCGCCGAGAGCGGCTATGCTCGCAGCACCTGCCAAGCGGTCGTAAAGCGGATGAGCGGCAGGCCGGCCCCGCCGGACCCTACGCCCAAGCCGGTAGAGGCCAGAGTGCTGAAGCCCTTCCCGAACCCTCGTTTGATCGGTATTTATTTCGGCGAGCGAAGCGATCCGGACATGGCCAAGTGCGTGGTCCGGCCTAATTTCAACTATCGGCCCAATTCGATCATACGGGTCATCGAGTGCGAATATGAGCCGGGACTCTACCGTCTTGCTTGAGACACTCGAAGAGCGGAATCGCAGGCTGGACGCCCTGCTCGCTTCGATGGCCGTCGAGGAGGGCTTGGCCGTCTTGCAGGGCCGCGAGCCTCGCCAGTATTCGCTCGATCAGATTGCGGACTTCACCGGCGTATCCAACGACACTATCCAGCGAATCGAGGCGAAGGCTCTGAGAAAATTACATTTAAAAATGGTAAGGTAAAATATGGAAACAAGCGAAAAGGACTTGCAGGAATTTGATCGGGACAGTCCCGACGTAGACTTTTTAAAATCCGATCTGGAGCGATGCCGGAACAATCTTAGTTATTGGCAGAGCAAGGCCGAGGAGGCTCGCGAGAGCCGCCGGAACGAATGGCCGGGCAAGGGGAGGAACGGCCAGAAGGAAGGGCAGGGGGCATTCCCTTGGCAGGGTGCTTCGGACCTAGAGCCGAATCTTATCAATCCTTTGATCGACGGGGACGTTGCCCTGCTTACCAGCAGTCTGAACAAAGGCAATCTTTTGGCCTCGCCGGTCGAGTCGGGCGACATTCCGACCGCCAAGACCGTTACGGACTTCATGCGTTGGCGGCTC